ATGACTTTAATTCTCCACCACCAGGAGTATTTTGTAATGGAACTATTTTTTGCATAGGTGTTGAGAATATCTTATTAGATTCTTTTTCGGGTTCCTTTTTCGTTCCTGATGCTCTTCCGGAACTTTGACCTATAGGTGTAGTCTTTACATCTCTTTCATAGATCACATTCTCTTTTTGATATGGTTTGGTATATGGCATTATATCTTCAGGGGTGAGCTCAGAGACATGTTTTCCAGCAAGCTTTGCAAAATATCTTGCCTCAGGACCCTGTGATGATATGATATCTGCAACGGCTTTTTCTGTTGCCGGTCTCATCATCTCCTCGTTCCTTGATTGTATTGTCTCCTGCTGAGTATAGTTTACATTAACAGGATTACCTTCAGAATCAACTACCGGTTTTCCGGTATTCTTATCTATGAATGGCATCTGATAACCTTCAAGATCCTTAGTGTCTACTTGTGCAGGAATATTTTTATATATATCTGTAAAATACCCTCGAAGATCAAGAAGAGGATCATATGGGCTATACTGATCTCCTGACTTATATTGTCTATATTGTCCTGTATTAGGATCTACATTAGGATTAATCATGCCGGGTTTAGACTGAAGGATCATTTTCTTGTGAAGCTCACTATCCTGGTAGTCTTTCATTACAAGTTGAACATCAGGATCTCCATGAAAGTCTGCATTAATCCTTGTCAGTTCTCTCATTGCCGGTACAGAATATGTCGAATCACCATGTTTCTGCTGCCATGATTGTATTCTTTGCTTGTATCTATCTTTTACCTCTTGAGCAAGACCCTCGGAACTCAATCCACCAACTACAGATCTGGATAATGCATCAATTTCACCAGCTGCTGCATCTGTCTTTTCAGCACGTTGTATCTTATCCTGTTCGAATCCTATTATTGATTCCCATGGAGTCTTATCCTCTACAAACTGAGAAGTATATTCAGGAAGACTTGGATTATAAAACCGATTTATACCCATTAGAGTAAATATTAATATTTCCTGTATCTGCGTTTCCCTAATAATGCTGTAGTTTTTCTTCTGAGATTACCTCCAAACCTGCCAGTAAAACTATTTCTCGGATTAAGATCTTCTTCATTCTCATCAAGATTGAATAGATCAAATTTTGAGTCTTCAGGAGTAACAAATGAACTTTTGTCTTTATTTCCCCAATATGCATCAATCATTTGTTTTTTTAGACCTATCATCTGATTCTGATAATCTTCCTGTGCAGTCATCATCTTGTCATCCCTTGATTTCTGCCCTATCTGAGTAAATAGTTGATTCGTATTAGCATCTATTGCAGTCTTTCTTGCTCCCCTGTTAGCCGCGTTAGCTTCTGCCTCCTGCATTCCTACCTGGGTGTTAAACATACTTAACCTGGATCTGTTTTGTGAATCCATCATTGAGGCCCTGTTCTGTGTTTCTGCATTCTGTGCCTGTATCTGACCTGTATAACTACCTATTGCTTCGGCTTCTGATGCTGCAATGTTAGACAGGTTATTCATGTATCCTCTTGGGTTTAATCTGCGTAATCGTTCCCGGGAAGATCCGAATGATCTCTTTATGTTCTGTATTCCTGCTTCAGAACTTATAGGAGCCACTTGTGTCGGTGTAAATGATGCCTGTTGATAGTCTACCTTCTCAGGTCTGCGTAACAGGTTTGTTGCCATTCCTATTCCACTACCAATGATAGGTGCGTTACCAGGATCATCAAGAAATGATTTAAGGTTTAATCCATCTTTACCATATCCTATTGCTCCAAAATATCTTCGTGTAATATCATAGATCTGGCTTAATTCATCACTCATTTCTTCAAATGGAAGTTGTGATACTTTTCTTGTTTCATCATTCCACTGATCACCGGTACGTTTTTCGAAACGCTTATCGCGCTTCTTTACAACATCAGCAACACTTTTGCCAATATCTACCCTTTTAAATGGTACATTACCTCCGTATCTTTTCATAATAGCGGGTGTTACTTTAATCTTATCTGAGTGAACGATATCTCCTGTCCGGGATTCTCCATCCTCTACCTGTACTCCAATAGGAAGGTTAATACCTCCCTGGTTATGCTGTTCTCCAATATAATCTGTTCTTTTTGATAGTTTTTTAAGGTTCATTCCACCAGCAGCAACTACATTATCATACTGCTGAACTCCTCTTGATACTGCAGGTTTATATACTTCTGATATCTCATTCTCATCACTGGCTGGTTGACCAATAGATCCAAGAGCCCCTGCAGCACCTGAAGTCATAAGACTTGCTCCTATGGGCGCTCCGATACCTGTTGCTGTCATGGCTGCTCCTACACCTATCTTGGCAAGGTTCCCTGCATTATCCTTGAGCCATCCACCTACTGAATACTGAGGTACATCTGTATCTGCCATAAAAGGATTATAGTTGTCAGGATCAAAACCTTGTTTCTTAAGAAGTTTTGCTGTCTTCTTTTTTTCTCCAAGATAGTAACCGGAAAAATTCTTATTAATGTTTGCAGCTTGTGGTATACTTTCCATGTTCCAGAGGCGATATCCTTCAGGTCCTCCCATTGTCCAGTCGGTACCTTTATCCTTACTCATCATGCTTGCTCTTTGAGATGCCGGCATCCTGAGCCATACCGATTCAGGAATACTATCTCTGCCAGATCCCATCAATCCTTTTTTTGCAAGAACAGGATATATTTCTTTAGCTGTATGTGATCTCCATAGGTTATTATTAACTACATCTTTTGGCAGATCTCCAAGTGGACCGCCCAATTCTAATTTTTTAAAATGTCTTTTAGCCATCCTGGCAAAATTAGCCATCTGTCTTACATGAGGATCTTTAGATCTCAATGCTTCTGCAGTTGTTTTACCGGTTCTCTTTTTATACGCTGTAAAACGACCTTTATGTGATGCCTTGATTTTTATTGCCATGGCTTTTATTTTTGAGTGACTTTATTAGCAATCGATTCAGCCGGTACCATATACAAAGATACAAGATCGTGAAGAACTATCGTATGATGATTAGTATCATTTACAAAAGTAAACTTTACTTTGATATAGGTATCTCTTAATCTTGCATTATCACCAGCATTTCTTCCTGCATCAATCCTCCATGTTCTCAGTAGTCTCCTACAGTTGGAAGAATTAATAGGAATAACACCAGTATCCTGATAATCATTTCGTACCTGTATCTTATCTATCGTTCTTGTATGTATAGGAATTCCCATGATTATAATGTTTTACATAGTCGAATATTAAAGCAGTCAACAATATCCCTTGCTTCATATGTTATTGCAGCATATGAATGATAGAATGTTATTGTCATATCAGAATCAGAGCACCAGTATGATCCTTTTAATCCGAGCTCAGAGAATGTATTATATCCGACAAAAACACTTCCTCCGGGTAATGCTGTATATCCACTTGAATTTGTTGCTCCGGTATTAGGACTTGTCCAATGAGCAGTACCAACTTCTTTCATTGCTCCTCCGGCTAATGACGATCCACCAAGAGCAGCAACAAGAGCCATCCAGTCTGCTATAGTAGGAACTCTCCATCCTGTCTCCAGGGCACCACTACGTGTAAGATAAGCTATGTTATTCGCGCTTTGAGCTGCATAACCATTATAGTAACGTCCATATGTAGATAACTGATCTGTAATAGGAGTAAAGTCAGCTATATAAGGAATGATAGCATTCTGAAGTGTATTATAACTAAGAGCTGATGCTATTATTGATCCTCCATTGACAAACTTGGTTCCTTTAAAGTTTTGTATTATCCATCTTCTGCCGGCAACATCAATAGTATCATACTCATATCCTGCATTATCTGTAAGCGGTCCTGTTATTGGTGGTGTTGCTGTAGTAAATGTGAGATTTTCTCCATAGCCAACAAGTGCTACACTATTAACGGCATATGCTCTTATATAGTGTGTTGTCCCATTGGGAAGATTATCAATAAGTTTATAGAATGATCCTATACCACTACCTGAAGAATAGTTTTGTACCGTTGGATCTGGAGATGTACCTACGCAGAATCCACGTCCTGTAATTGTAAGTCCACTGCCTCCTGCATATATTACATTACCATTAGCTCCTGCTTCAGTATATCCTATACCTGTTATTGAATCAGTTGTAACTGTAGGTGCTACATTCTCATTCATTACTATAGTTATAGGAGCGCCATATCCATCACCCTTGCTATTTGTGGCATAGGCTGCTGCATAATATGTTTCTCCAGGGGTAAGACTACTTCGGGTTACACTATATGATCCTGTTCCTGAATCACCATCATCATATTTAGGATTATTATATGCGACAGGATCCGTACCAAAGAAGAATCCTTTTTCTGTAATTGCCACTCCTCCATCAGATGTTGCATTACCATTAAGGACAACACTTACTGTAGTAAGACCGGAATATGCATTCGTTACAACAGTGGGCACATAATAAGCTATTGTTGTAAAGCTTATCTCATTACTATAAGTTATATCTACAGAGTTTTGCGCGTATGCCCTAACATAGTACGTGATACCATCACTACCACTATTCATTATATGTGAAAATTCTGTAATACAATCATTATAACTATCAGCTACAGTAGGAGAGCCAGATGTGTTCCAACAGAAACCGAATCTTGTTATGGCAGCACCACCTGTACTTAATAATATAGCACTTAACGTAGCACCAATTGCGGTTATTGATGTTGCATTATATTGACTTAATACAGGAGCCGTCTGGGTTTTTGAACTGAATATCTTCTCATCTCCATATGATGTTCCTGCACCATTAGTTGCATAAGCACGAACATAATATAATGTTCCAGGACTAAGAGAAGTAATAGAACTTACAAAAGTGCCTATTCCAGAACCATCGATAGTCTTTGAATCACTTGTTGTAGGTCCTGAACTTGTCTTCCAACAAACACCCCTGGCAGTAACAGGATCGCCACCATCACTTGTGATCGTTCCACCACATGTAGCCGTAGTATAATCTATAGATGTTACATCAGCAGTTGACACGTTAGGGGGAGATACATTTATTGTCGTGAATGACTTTCTCACTCCATATGCTGTACCTACACTATTCATTGCATAGGCCATAACATGATATCCCCTTCCTGATAATAATCCTGTAAGAGCTATATCAAAAGATCCAAGACCCGTTCCAGTGTCTGCTACTTTTACTCCATCCGCAACAGGATCAGAATAGTCATCTATACAGTAATATATTCCTCGTTCATATACTGTAGATCCATTCCCGGAAAGAACATTTCCTCCTGCAGTAGCTGTTGATGATCCAAAGACTGTTATCTCATTTGTCTCAACAGAAGCTGTAGTATATACTGTAGTTGTCCTGGCCCAGTTGGTTCCATATGATACACCTTCACTATTGACTGCATAGGCTCTCATGTAATATGTAGTACCCTGAGAAAGCCCGGTAATATCAACACTGAATGTTCCTTCTCCTGTACCTGAATCAATATGATCTCCTGCTATCGTAGGATTAGTAGATGTTCCATAAGCAATACCTCTTTGTGTTACTCCCCCAAGAGCATTGCCATCATGAGTAACATTCCCTCCTGCTCTTATAGACACATGACTCAATACAGTAGGTTCCGTTGTCAATACCGTAGCATAATCAAGATCGAGAGTAGAAAATCCTCTTGATGTTGCACTATAACCTGTACCTTTCTTATTTATCGCATAAGCCCTCACATAATACTGAGTGTTGTCAGTAAGACCTTCCATATCTGCTGAAAACGAATCGGATCCAGTTCCAGCTGTAACAATATCATCAGCTGTTGTAGGTGGATCAACTAAACTGTAACACAATCCTTTCTCAGTGATTTCCGCACCACCATCATTTGTTATTACACCACCACTTCTTGCAGATGATATTCCTATCTGATCAACAGCATTTGTAGTAAGAGTAGGAACGAATAGATTTGTTGTATTAAAACTTTTCTCATCACTATAAACGGGTGTTGCACTAAGACTATTTATCGCGAATGCTCTCACGTAATATTGAGTTGTATCTGTTAACCCGGTAATTGTATATTCAACAACACCTTCAACTCCTGTAAGTATTGTATAGTTATCATCGAGTATAGTAGGATTAGGAGATGTAGACCAACACAATCCGCATGTCAATGGACTGTCTCCTCCGTCTTCAACCAGGGTCCATCCTGTAGTGGCTTCCTCTTCTCCTATATTACTTATAGCGGTAAGAAGTATTACCGGGGGGATTGTAGTTTTATGTATCTTATTGGATCCGTAACCGGTGCCTACGCTATTTGTAGCATATGCTCTGACATAATAAGTATTTGCAGGAAGAAGTCCTGTTACCGTGCTTGCATAATCAGCAGACCCGGTACCATCAGAAGTATGACTATTAACATCAATAGTGGGATCGGCAGTAGGACCATAACAAACTCCTTTGGCTATTATAGGAATTCCTCCATTAGAGATTATATCCCCACCACTTACACATCCCGTTGATGTAGGAGTAGTTATATCTTCAGTTTCCAATGATGGAGCATTTATATTACTAACGAGTTCAGGAAGATCTGCCAGGTATACTTCAGATGATATCTCAAAATTGGTAAATGTTGCTACAATGTTTGGCATTGGATTGACAATCACCTCGACAAAACTATCAAAGTACTTACCAAAATATTGTCCCGGATAACCATAATCTTCTTTATAAAGATGCTTACTATATGCTGAGAACAATTTATTATCGTATATCATATAAAAATATGCCAGGGTATCAGCAAAACCGGTGAATGCATCAATAACCTCATTGAAGATAAGAGCTATACCGGCATCAGCATGATTCTTAATGATGAACCAGATCTCATTATACATGGGATTAAAGACCATGAAGAACCCTGTATTATTAAGATTTAGACTCATGATATTATCTGAATTGGAATATACATCGGATATACCATTGAGATATGAGTTTATACCTCTTATGGTAGATATATTCTCAAGGTTATTAAGGAACCTGTTTATCGTTCTTCGCTTATGATCATACCAGTAAATGCCATTGATACTTTCAGCAATAGAAAATTTTGTACTTAATCCAATTTTAGTAGATATATAATCATATCTCTGCAGGATCTCGCCCTGTCCGAGTGTTGTACTCTTACCTTCTGTATCAGATATTACAGATCTATCCATGACACTTAATGAACCAACAGCATTATCCTGAAAGAATAACAGGTAGTTTTTCCATGCAGCGAGTTTATTAACTGGTCCAAAGGTTTTATTAACAATTATAGATTCATTTGAAAGCCATTGAGTCCAGGGATCTATTGTCTCTCTTCCCTCTTTCATATTGGAAGCCATGACAAGACAGTCGTTATAATATTCCGGATTATAGTCAAATGGCGCCGGAAGAAACTTCTTAGCATCAGCAGTACGTTTATATACTGTATTCTCGAGATAAAGATCTGTCCAGTTATTAAGATATGTTATTCCATCGGCATTGCTTATTGTCTCTGTGAACTCTGCATTTCCTTTCTCTCTTATCCAGTATGCTGTAGGAACATTATCAAAGATCCTGTGCCAGCAGTCATCGAGTCTGTATGCAAGGTTTACACTCGTCTCACATGGAAACATTACCACTGATGCAAATGTATCAACAGAAGCAATGCCTGATGCCTTTTGGTACCATTCATTATAGTAACTTGTAAGATGATCAGTGTAGGCAATGTAAGTATCTCCCTGGTTAAAATAAGCCGTGGCATTACCAGTACTGACAGCAACAATATCTCCAGCTGCTATATATTCATTCTTTGTCCGATCCTCATAGGAATGACCACCATATTGAGAACCATAAAGATTAGTCCTGTAATTGGCAATCATATATTTATCAGCAGCTATTATTCCCGATACATCAAGAGCAGTTCCTAACTTAATAAGAAGTGATGTTCCAAGATTACCAAGCTTACGGACTCCTGACGGCGCTGTCCATCCGGATATAGGAATAAAATTAGGGATATCCCCAAATGAAGTACTTATTGCTTCTACATCTGGCGTGACTGCTGCATTCTGCATCCTTGATTCCTGTACTGCATACCACTTACCAAGAGCAAGGGAAACAGGAGTATGATACTTTAGTGCTTCATGTTGTGTGCCATATGCATTATTTACTCCGGTACAAGTACCAATGAGTTGAAGAAAATCATTCGAACTCTGCGTAAAGTTTTTATAGAATGATATCTCCGGTGAGAACATCACGAGATGTTTCTTTGGTATGGCAGCAAGGCCACTATATGCACTTGTACTTGAATATGATGGCTTGCCTACTATCCACTCAGAACCATTATAAGGATATATCCAGCTTAAGTTTCCCTGTAGTTTAACAGTCTTATTGTCATCAGTGCGCTTTACATATACTATCTGGACATATTTTACTTCAGTAGGAAGATTTGTAAGGGTGAATACAATCTCTATGGGCCATGAATTTGTTGCTCCAAGACTTGTATAAGAAGATCCTGTCTTACCGCTTACATCAGTTCCGTGCTCGGGAGTTCGTATATCTCCTATCCACTTAACAGGACTCGGACGACCCTTGTCATCAAAACCAACACAACCGACCCTGTATATCTCTCCTCTGGTAAGTGTTCTTATAGACTGGTTGAATACCGGGCTTTCCGGACCATTATAATAATTAGGCACTGCAACAGGCACTACACCAAAGGTTTTATTATTACCAAGATTGTCGATAGGCTTTTCATTAACAGACTGGAATATATAACTTACATTAGGACCCTCTCCGCCTCTTGTTGTTCCATCCTGGTGAAATGCAAAGTTTGTTCCCTGGCTATCAAATGTAATATCATTGCTTTTACATATAGCATCTATGTCAAAAGGAAGATCATCTATTGAATCAACAGAATCTATATTTACTCCTGATGAATTGTATTTCAACCACGTGTTTCCATAAGTAAGACTATTCATCCAGTAACCACCATCTGTTTCATATAGATAACAGGAACGAGTACTTGCATATCTATATGCTCTGGCATCATAATCAAAATCAAACTCGTTCTGTTTTATTCCGGTAGCAAAAAGAATATTGAACTTGGCAGCAATAGATTTACATCTGAATGGATTGTTTATCATCACAAACTCAGAATACAGGTATTCTCCTGAATTATAAAGTCCATCATCAGTGATATATACTGTTGAATCTACCGGTTTAACTTCTACTATATAAACCTTTGGTACCTCATTAAGAGCTGAGTAATGAACTGCTATAACCTCTATCCTGTCATAATCAGTATCTATATTTTCTATCTTTATTACTATTCCTTTGCCTGAAGATTGATTAGCTCCTGAAGCATTAAGACGATCTGCACCTTTAAATGAAATAGTATTCTGCAGGGACATAGAACTTGTTGTCAGCGGTATCATCCTACATAATGGAGAGAAGTTGCTGGCCGGACCATTAAGTTTATAAAGACGATATCCATATTGAACCATACCAACAGGGATACTTCCACTTACCATTTGCATGAATTCCGGGGTAGAAAGATCCATCTTCTGTACTATATTGAACTCATCAGGATCAAGATATGAGTTGCTTCCTGATTTTATCAATCCGTCATCTGTAAGATAAGTTGCTACATTGGCATAACGAAGATCATTGTAATTATCACTCCAGTAGATCTTGACTATATCCTCATTCTCATAAAATGAAAGAGCATCTTCAATAGGATTCTGCATTGAGAAGTTAAGGATCCCGGAATAAAGAAGCCTGATATCAGCCATCACTATCTGATCATCCGCAAAATCAGTTTCCCATATCTTTCCATTAGAAGCAGTAGGAGAAGGAGTATCATCATCAGTAGTAAAGAGTATCATCTTGTCTCTTACTCTAACACTACCTATTATCCTGTGATTTGTAGCTCCTATTGAATCAAAGTCCCCATCTAACGGATAATTACCCTTTATGATTGTAAGTCCTCCATTACGAGCAGGATCATTGCCAGTGATACGAAAGTTACGACAGTCATACATGCTTTCATTATCAACCTTGTTAAAAGCTGTATCCCTGTCAAGCTTCTTATATGTATTCTTAAATACAGGCATCGTTATGGAGTACTTGGCAGATCAGGATAAGTAACATTAGGTTTTGTATACCCAGAATAATCTTCTGTTATTTCATCAATATTCTCGGGATCGCTTGTCATTATTGTAGGGAGTACCTGGGTAAAGTATTTTGTCCACATACGTCTTCTTTCCGGACCTATTATTCTTAAAGAATTCTGTGCACTGCCTACATACCATAACCATTCCTTTTCGCTATGAGAGTATACCTTATCACTTATCTTATCTTTTCTCCAGAGTTTATGATCGATACGATAAGTAACGAATGCCCTTACTGCTTCGATGACTCTTTCGTTATCCGGGACCATAGGAAAACCATGATCATCAATCATGAATGCCTTATATGCAAGTTCAAGAGTAGCTGTCTCTTCGCTGATATCAATATACTGATCCTTTACTACATAAGTAGGGGATCCGTAATCCTTATTTACATTGCCACTATACGTGTATATCTGTTTTGAGGTTGAGTCTCTGACACCATTCACAAGTATTTCTACAAAGTCAATAGGAAGATTGCCTCTATAATCAACACATTCTACATGAGGAGTAAGGATGTCAAGACCGGTTATCTTTGACTGATATATGGCAGGAGCTGCAATAAGTCCAAGAGCTTTGCCTATCCAGGAGATAGCATCTGACCAGTCAAGTTCATGAGCATAACCCTCATTCTGGTAGACCTCTTCTATTACTCTGTAAACGGAAACAAATTTATCAGCCATGATATTATAATTTAGTCAACAGACAATAACCCGGAAATATTAGACAGGCTGTTGATCATGTCTGATACTTCCTCTTTATCTTTCTTATCTTTATTCTTAAGATTTTCCATAGGATTATCTTTTGAAATGTATTTTTTGCATTCATTTTTCCACTTACGGTTATCTCCTTCTCCTTCATACCATTCTTTTGATATTGTAATTACCCATCCGTTTTCTACTTCTTCTCCACTTACATTTTTGGTTACACCGTCAACTTCCTTGGAGAACCTGAAAGACTGTTTTACATTTTCCATAATTGGCGATATTGATTTTGCATCATTCATAATAATCTATTTTTCTTTCTCCCTGCAGTACTTTTGCAAGATGACGGTTATTTGAAAACGTGAACACTAATGAATACAGACTCCTATTTACGGCATTACTTCCCTTTTTACTCCAGTATAACATGAATCCATATCCATCTGTATGTTCATTAAGAAAATAAACCAGTGGTTTCTTCCTTATCTCCTTCAACTCTTCTTTTGTCTTCCCGGGATATTCTCTGTTCCATAAACTTTTTGATGATGGCCAATCGATACTTAATCCCTTTTTATCAACAGTACCATCATCATTAATATGAGGAGATTTCTTATATTTTTTTATCCTTACAAATCCAAGACGAAGAGGCATCTTAAACTCAATTGCTTCATCAATGATCAGCGAAGATAGTTTTTTATTAGAGTCTTTAAGAATTGCACTGAACTTCTTATAGTCAAGGAATGCAGAACTATTCCTTTCGTCCCTTGTGAATTTCTTCTTAAAGAACTTATATATCTCAGGCAGACCATATCTTTCTTTATTCTTCATTAGAAGTAACTTTTAATGTCTCACTTGCATCATTAACCTTATCTGTAGGCGCTCCTGTTACTAATGGAAAGTTATCCTTTGTTATCCTATCCCTGATATAGTTCCACATCCATTCATTCATAGGATAATCATCATCATCGGAATAACAAGCCGTGCCATCTACATGCATAAAGTTTGCAAGTTGCTCGGGATCATAAAATATTCCGCGGTACTTAAGATATCTCATGTACTTAAGAAAACTTCCGCTCTCCATATCTTTCGCGATAAGGAGAAATCTTAATCCATGGCGGAATACAAATATCTGTCTTGAGTTCCATCTTCCATTTCCACCAAATCTGGCCCTGGCAATATTAACATATGAAAAACGATGAGCTATCTCATCTACAGGACCTACTTCCAAAATACCATCTCCATTGTTAAGTTCTATAGTCTTAGGGATATCATTGACTGTTCTTAAAACACTATACCCGGTAAGATGTACCGGATGTAATGATCTGTCACATACTTCCAATGGATCAATGACCGTTTGTATTATCTGTTCGTCGATATCATGATTTTTATTCATGTCATTACGAAGCCATAATGCTCTTTGATTATTGATCCAGAACTTTATAAGACGATCATCAAGCTTGTCGTCATCATAGAGATTAAGCTGACGGATCCTGAGTCTTACCTCATATATATAATGTGAAAAAGAACTCATGATATAGTTTATTAAGTTATTTTTTAAAAACAAACAACCTGAGTACAACATAACCCAAACCTGCAACTATCACAAAAATCCACAACCAGAATGCAACTTTAAAAACCTTTGGAGTATACTTCTCTTTTACAACAATGGTTTGCTTTTCATTCTTGTACTTGTATTCCCAGTGCTTTGATACCTTGTCTGCGCTATCAAGTTTAAAAGTTATTACCTGATCTTTCTGTTGCAGTTCCATCTTTAACCGGGAATTATCTATCCATGCCTTAGCAATTGCATAGGTATTTTCAAGGATTATCGGAGATATATTAATCTTTTCAGGTATTCCTGGAATCGGTTTATCTTTCCGTATAGTATCTCCTGGGATCTTATAAGGAACATCCCTGTCCCTGTAAATGATTGAATCTTTAACGACAATACTATCCTTAGTCTCTGTAACGGACTGAGGAGGAAATTTGCTGGCACATTTACGTTGTGTAACACAACTGCCTAAAAACAGGATTAAAATAGCTAATAAGAGTAGTTTTGTTTTCATATTTTATTAAGTGTATTCATTTGCAATTTTGTAAGTCCTGCACAATGCGGCTTATTTTTAGGATCAACATCCGAGTGCTGTTTGACTATTATCTCTCCAAATTGTTTCCTTAGTTTTCGTGTCTCAAAATCAAGCGCCCGGATCTGAGAATCTGAGAATGTACCGGATAACCCTATCAGGCAAAGTCCGACTGCCATATTATAACCGAAAGCATGAGCCCCCTTTTCGTCAAGTTCAAAATCATTATCATCATCCAAAGGCCTTCCGGTTTCTATATGTCCGTCATATTCCATGTGCATCTTAAACGGAGACAACCTACCATTAAGGATGACATAGTGATAGGCAATAGTTTCAAAACCACGTTCTAAATGCCATTTTGTTATCGCTGCTGCATTACCCCAGGAACTATCCGAGCAATGCACTATTACAAGAACTGCCATTATACCGTTTGTTTCTTCTCAGTTTCAGTTGTCGTTTTGGATGAGGTTGTTTTCATCTGATTGAAAAATTCGGCCGTTACCGCACCTATACAAAACAGGATAACTCCGACTGTTGCATAAAGGATCTGAGGGTCAATACTTGCACCCCCGATATTAGCCTTTACCTCCATAAAGAAGATAAATACAAAGATGTACATTACAAGCCTTTTGCTACTTGCTGAGTCTCCCTGGTCCTGAAAAAACCCGGCAAACCACGAAATAAACTTTTTCATCTCAATTATATATTAGTTCAACCATATCATACATCGCTAAAAGATAAGCATCTGCACAGACTTTATTTTTCTCAGGGTCATCAGGGAAAAACCTGTCTGCCACCTGCTGAGCCTTAATACCCATTTCATAACGGACCTTATCAACACTCCTCAAAGGACTCCTGTTTTTAATATAGTTTTCAAACTCTGTCATTTCAATATCGCTAAATCAAAAGTATCAGTGTAAGAAACAAACCTTTGCCTTACACCGGCAGAATCCCACGAAGCGACAACAAGGATATTCCGAGTGAACACGCTGTCAATCATTCCTACCATCCGATCAGCAGTGTCGTAAAGTAGCTGGCTCTTTTTAAGCAACTCATCAACTGAAGCGATAGGAACGGTTATCCGGGGTGTGATAGTATCCAGCAGAGTAACTCTGAATGTTTCTGATGTTGATTTGCCGTTCGTGCCGGTGGCTTTTAAAGTGACTGTAACGACCTTATTAGTTGCTGATAGTATTGTTCCGGGTGCAGGAGTTTGAGTCAGAGAATAACCAAAACAACCCGCTGTTACTTTTGCCTGTAGTTTGTAATCCGGTAACTGTGCTTTACAATACTGATCAACATAAACATATTGATCTGATATTTGCGCTATGGTACACACGGGACTGCACCCGCAAAGAATCACGACTAAAAAGAATAGTATTTTTTTCATCTCTTATAAAGTAAAGTCAATATATACATTATAATTGGCTGTAAAAGTAACCATACTCCGAGTCCGATGTAAACCAACCGTGATAAACTTTTGATCTCCCGTTCAACCAGCTTCATTTCATCTTTATTAACAAATGTCTCATTCTGCTTTACAAGTTGCAAATGTATGTTGTTCATTCCATTAAGTCTGGTATTCATTAGCTTCCGTGCAAGTTTCCGAGCCTTGCTCATGTCCTTGAACTTCTGCTCAAAGTATTTCTTTAAGGTTTTAATTGTCCAACTCATTTCTTATTCTTCACTTTTGTAATTATGAACATATAAGCAGAATCAGTGGGCCAATAATAAATCTTAGTCGTATCATTGAACACCACCGGCTCACCCCTGTTGTTAGTGATAAATGGTGTACCAAGATTCTGAATTTCTTTTTTTGTTATCGCTACATCTGCTGGCACGGCCTTATTCCTGAGAATATTGAACACCCCTAATATAATCGAAACAGCAATACCTATGATTACTACCCACCGTCCTGCACTTGCCCTGCGGTCTTCCTTGTCATCCTTTGCTCTTCTTTCCAGTGCTTTCTTGCCTGTCAGTTCATCCCTTAACTCCTCAATGGTAGCTTTTTGAACACAATGAACAACCGAGTGCGGAAGGTTCTCACTGATCTTTATCTCATGCCTCGTCACAGATCCATTAAGCTGGTCTAAATGATCATTTATGGAAGTCAGTTTATCATTCAGAGCCTTAAACTCTGATTCAAGATAAAGGCGGTAGTCGGCGTTACCTGGCATATCATTCGAGTTTCTTCTGAGTTACTTATGGAGCCTGAATTTTCTTCTGCTTAGCCTTGAATAATTCATAAATGCCGGATGATAGAAATATACCAATAAAAAAACATATTGCAAGGTCCCCGACAAAAGCAACTCCATCAGGCAATGCAGGAAGATATTTATTCAGGTCAATCGTAATACCTCCTGCCATTAATAGAATCATTAATACAAGGTCAAACATTACTATAGCAAGCGACTCAGGCCAGTTATCTTTAATCCAGAATATTGGAGATAACTTAGTTGTCTGGTCCGTTCTGTTGATGTACTTTAATATAAAATAAAGTACAATTCCCAAAATGTTTAATAAGATTTTCATGTTAATATATTATTAATTTACCTTCCCAAATTAACTGACTCCCTCCGTTCTGTATCATTCCGAGTGCCGGAGTTGTAAAACTGACATTTGCACCGTATGAAGTGCCTGCTGAATTAGTCGAATAGGCCCTCACATGATACGTAGTACCTTTCTGCAAAGGACTGATCGAGTTGCTGAATGTCGTTTCTGTGCGTGTAGTATTCGGCACTATATTGCCATTGGCTAAAGTAGGACTTTCCGATGTTGACCATACAAACCCCGAAGCGGTAATTGTCGTTGCTCCGTCTGAAACAATAGTCCCGACAAGTGTAGCTGAACCAGCATTATATGTAGTTACTGTTGATGTTGATACAGTTGGTGCATCAGGATCAGCAATAGTAACGGTTACGTGCCATACCTGCGTAGAATCTGTACCTAAAGAAGTTACCGTATAATCAATGGGATTAGTAAAGTTTCTTGCAGTTCCGCTTGTAGGATTTATTGTAGCACCGTAATCCATCGTTATCGTAGGCTCCAAAGCAGTAACATCAGTACCATTGACAACAGTAATGGCTACCGTGTGCATTGAAGTACTTATCGTTGATTGGTTTTTCTGCGCTGAAAGCGTAAATGTAATTATGTTGGTTGCTGTTGAATCAGGAGCATCCACCCATTCATCATAGCCAACATCAGGGGAATCTCCTGTATATGTTAAGTTGGCTGCCGCAATGACATCAGTAGTTCCCTGATTTACAAGATCAGACCCAGCCGTTAATCTTAAAAATGTAATATCGGGTAGTGATCCGTCTGCTTTTCTTCCTGCTGTAAGTTGATTATATCCAGCTGCGGAGTCTATTGTAAGAAAATCAGTATTAGTAACAGTAAAAGCATCTGTAGCCTCATAATTAGGCCACCCCTCAATTCTATCCCATGAATTATGACTTTCAGTATATATTTGATAAGCACTTGAAAAAGTTATTCCATCTTGATATGAAAGGTTATTTTTGTATTGTGCCAGGACAGTCGGCCTCAGTGCATTGATTGAAAAGTTATACCCATACGCATTGTTGTAGGAAGTGTTGTTATAAATTCTTGCGTTCAACCTGTAATAGTAAGGATATTCAACGACAGCAATTCCAGTACCGTTGCACCACGCTATCAGATTTCTTGTTATGATACGAACAACCTTTGTTATACTATCTGGAAATTGTGCCGCTGGCGTTGTTGTTGAATTAGTTCCCCCTGTTTTAAATCCACATCCATCGCCTTCTAATTTGCCTAAATCAAATAGCCAGCAGTTTTTAACAACAATAAGCCCTATTCCTCCAATATCCAAAGCATCATCAGAACAATTCCATGCCCTGCACCCCTCAAAAGAAACATACCCATATTTATCAAGAGATGCACTTGAATTAACCTTCCATGCGTCTGCATAATTACCAGCATATCCTTCACCCATTGTGCTTGTGGTGTCAATACAATTATATGCATCACAATTTATAAACTTTGTTGTATCAAAAGCAATTCCCGAACCCCATGATCCATATCCCCCGCTTAGGTAAGCACTAAATGCTTCTCCAGATATATTATGTGCCGTACAATTCTCTAATGTAATATTACTTCCACCATAAATCCCAAACCCATAACACTCTACCTCCAATCCACGCTGCCAAAAATTTCGAACAGTTAATCCTTTTATTTTCCAAAAATTAGTCCATTCCATTTCTATTGCAGTTGCGTAAGCCGTCCTTACAAAAAGAGAACCATCCAAAATAGGTGTCTCTCCGGGGTAAGCCATAACGACAATTGGGTCTTCGGCAGTACCGTCATGACCGACATGGCTCGCATGAGGAAGATTATTATAAGGATCAGTGCTCGTTCTGGCATTAATAAATACTACATTATTCCCATTAAGATAACCTGTTATTGGATACCAAACACCCCCCCTTAGATATAAGGTATCTCCTGCTTCTAATGTCTGAAACCCCTTCTGCCATGAATAAAATGGACTTGCAAGTGTTCCGGTATTATTATCACTTCCTGTTGTTGAGCAATAATAGGTAGTTGCATTAATCAGAAGCGAAAATAGCAATAGTGGTATTATAATTAATTTTTTCATTAGTATATAGAATATTTTGTATTAAGATAACTTAATATATCGGCCTCATAATCAGTTGTGTTTCTTACAATGACTTCTTTGACCTCCATATTACCTCCGTCCACTCCGTCCTTGCTTATTCTAAAATAAGTGCCTCCATCCGCACCTACCGTTCCTGTTTGTGCGGTTGTATTGTATACCATTTTTGAACTTGCTCCATTCCATAATATCCTATATATAGCGTAGGAATTAATCGGAGTGCCTGACTGAGAAAAAGACGACCCTCCTGAGTTCAATTGTACTTGTCCGGATAATGTAGTTTGGCGCACAGAAACTCCAGCACCGACGTCAAATAAATAGTCTGCGTTGGTATGGGTTACTTGAATCATTACAGCATATACTATTATCGGTTGCGATAGAGCCATTGTCACATCCCGCAGCTGATCAGATGATCCGTTGAATAAAATGCCTGTAGCTGTAAGATCAGGACGATAAGAAGCTGCTCCGACAAGATGATTACCATTACCACTCTGATCATCCCACTGAGTGACCTCTGATCCTGATAATGTCACTCCAACCTCAAAATCATACCATCCTTTTGTTGTATTCACATCAGTTAAACACGCAGGAGCAGCGACACCAGTCACCTCGCCCTGACTATTTATAACTCCCAATGGAATAGCATTCTGACCACTACCAATTAAAGTAGCTATCAGAAACGAAAATATTAATAGTATCTTTTTCATAGTTAGTCAGTTAAATCACCAAGTAAATCCCATTTATTAGCAGCTCTCTTTATTGCAGTTGCCCAGCCTCCTTTAAAATTGATAGTTGTTGAATCTTTTTTAGCATCTATCACGCTATTTGATTCATAGAATGTCACTATACCCGCATTATCCATACTAAAGTTAAGAGTCGATCCAATCGGGAAATTAACTGTACTGTCAGGGGGTAAGAACACTTTGACCTGAGTTGCTTTGTTGCACCTTATATAAGTATTAAGGTGAGTCAGTTGCGGTCTGAACTCTGTTGTGGTGACAAGTAAAGAATCAGGGTATTTCTTCATTGCTACGTCAAATAGAGCCAGCTGGTTTACATACGGTATCGTAGGATTCAGTGTGTCGCCTCCCTGATAGTGAGTGATGTTCCCGCCCGATACCTTTGTACTGTCAATCTTATCGGCTGCTTCTCCTTTCAAAGTGTTTATTATCCCACCCTTGGCCTTTAACACATACTTAAATGTATTAGACCCCTGACCGGATAAAGCACCGACAATCATAACCGCTATTAAAAAAACCATTAATCTTTTCATTTCTTTATTTATTTAATCCGTTACAATATCCCCAATTACGTTACAATTTAAAACCTGTGTATTAGTGACTCCTGTATAATGTATTGTCGTGCCACCTGCATTTTCATTTTCAATAGTTAAAGAAGCCCCTCCCGACTGACTAACCCTGCCATCAATCAAAACATTCGCACAACCATTGAACAGAATCAAGTCATCTGCAAGATTACCAGTTATCGACAATCCAGATACCGTTGGGTAAATCGTTACTGATAGCCAATCAGAATTACCAAGATAGCCCGTAGGCTGAAGCGTTGCTTTCGCTATTTCTGTACAGTCATCGATAATCCTTAAAACAATATGACCAGTCTGGTTTCCTGCATTTATATCAGTGAAAGCCTCCTGTAAAGTAATATAGTCCGGTCCAGTAGTGCCGATGGTGAGTATTGTCGGTACGACACTACCAGAAGTCGCATAGATATTCTCCCAATCTGTATTTTCAACTCCGGCATAGCCCGTAGCTGTCAGAGTCTGATCAACATGGTACTCTAAATCTTTAATCCTGTGCCTGTAAACATGTGCCAAATCAATTAAAACACTTTCTTCTGTCAGGTCAAGATTAAGAAGCTCCTCCCAATTAGCGCCTGCATCAGATGAATACCATAGTTTGAAATAGCCACCTGCATTGTTTATCTCACGTCGATACCAGGTAGATCCGGATTTGAGGGTGTAATACATAGCACTCCACGAAGCACCGGAGGGGCGACCAACTCTTTTAATTCCAATATTTGTATTAACACCTGGCATGATTATAAGGGTTAAATATTCTGATAAAATACCCAAAAGGATCCTGCACGTAATTTAATATGAGTAACAGGATTATCAAAGAGAACCCATTTATTATCATTGATATCTACTCCTCCTGATGCAGCTGTAGTATCAGTCTTTGAAATATAGCTTAATCCACTTGCTCCAGTTACATCAACTATATCAGCAGTAGTGCCAAGATTACTTTTTATCTCAGTTATTTGTTCTATCTGAGATCCATCAGCATTAGATGTAACTCCTCTAATCTTTCCGAGTCTTGCCTTAAAGGTCCCGGTCCCAGTAACAAGATCACATCCTATTCCTCCCTGGAGGATCTGTAATGCATTAAATTCATTCTGATTCATGGCAATATTTTTTAAGTATTATATTTTTCCAGTTGTCTGTAAGAATCATCAATGATATCCTGAATGTCCTGTACTGTAAGAACATTATAATATTCTGTTATTGATACATCAGATATTACTTCATACCTATAAAGAATCTCGATATACTTTGAGATCATTATATTACGTTCATTAAGTTCTTTCAGGAATATAAAGTTACCTGTATGATATGCAAAGCTTTTAGAAAGATCCAATCCAAGCCTTGAATGTAATAGTTGTATCGTTGCGATATCACTATTTAATTGTGTTTGACTGAATGCTTGCATTTATCAGTAAATTATCTTCAACTAATTTATCAAGAATATACTTAATATCAATATCTTCTGTTATCCAGCGGATCAATAAATCTCTTTCTGCTATAGGGTTATGATGACTTGACGGACGAACATTTTTCTTCTGAAAATAATGACTCTGTTCAGATTGAAAAAATGTAAAGCCGGAGATGATTATCTCCTTGAATCCCATCCATCTTGCCAGGGCAATAGCCATTATCCCTACAGTAGGAAATGCTTTTATCTCTTCTGATACATATCTAAACACTTCCGAAAACTCTTCATTATCTCCATACATCCAGACAACATTACCCATCTTAATAAGTTTCTCTCCATTATCCAGCCAGAACTCATGCATCTTCTTAGCATCAGTATACTTCTGATACATTGTTTCTGATATAGGAAGAATTCCAAGAATAGGATAATCAACTTTATGGTCCGGAATAATTTCATGATAGAGACTGGATATATTAAGATCGATCCTGGATCCTATTTCCGGAAACCCAAGTTTAAAGTTATTACATCTCATTACAAAAGAATCATCAATCTCTTTTGATAGGTCTGTTTTGAATGGTCCATTACCAATAACTGAACAAGATGTTTTACCACTGATGATCTTCTGTACTTCCCTTCTGATTATTCTATCATATTCCAATGGTTTACTTATAATATTCATCTTGTCTTTAAATCTTCTGGATGCCTGGTTATGTATTATAACAGGCTTATCACATTGCAAGTATTTATTGTCTGCAATATGAATATACTCTTTTGGAAGATCAACGATCTTAACCCCCTGTAATCCTTCCATTACTGCCTGAAAGTTTATAGCATCGGGATTATTGTTTTCAGAATTAAGAACTGTCCATCTGTTAATCACTTCCCGGGAAACAGTATTGTTTTTAAAGAACATGGTACCTGTCATCTTCTCATTCCACTGCTTAAGATAATGAAATGATATATCGCAATCGACAGTATAGAAGAATTCCGGCATTGCAAGTATCTCAGCATCGGCATCGATCCAGATAACATCCTTCTTATACTTGTCCATTACAGATTTAAGGACCTGTGGTTTCATCTGAGTATTCTTCTCCCAGGATCCCTGATGACGAAGACCAACTATCTCATATGGAAGACCAAACTTATCAAGACTTGCTTTAAGGACTTTTACCTCTTCTTCATATGGAGTATCTGCAGTAAACATACTTACATAGACAATATCATTACGTCCCGTGATCTTGCCTTCAAGCTTTTGGTTTATGAACTTAAGATTTTCTTCATTCTGTTTTCGAATATGATCAGCCACACCAGATTTCTCTTTTACTATTAGTGCATGCTTCTGTGCTGTTTCATATTCACCCATCCAGTAATAACAGATCCCAAGTTCAAAGTCTGCCAAGTATGATTTATTTGTAGCATGAATAAATAATTTATCATTTACAGGATAATCCATCCTTAACACTTCTTCCTGAAGTAACCGGGCCATATGATATTTCTTCCGTTCTCTATAGACAAGGCCAAGCAGATATAATGCCTCAAATCTTGAAGGACGGAATGAATAAGCTTCAATAAGCTGAAGAATGGCACTATCCATACTTTTAAGATGATATTGCATTACAGCTATCTGAAATAAGGAATAATATACTTCTTCCGGCCAGCCACCTCGTTTTGCTCTTTCCTCGTAATACTTTATGGCTTTATCATATTCCTTCATGTTGGCATATGTCTGTGCCAGGTAAAAGTAATTACGTGTATCGGATGGATTATCAATGATTGCCTTTTCAAGAAGATCGCGATCCCTGGTTAACTTCTCACTTCGTGTACCACCATCAGCATGATGTATTACTGCAAGAGATCTTAACTCAGGACTCTCCCCGCAATTCTCTCCATTAATATATTCATGTGTTACTCCAATATATCTGAATTTCTTTCTACCTGATATAAGTAAGATCTGTGCAAAATCAAGATCTCCCATGTATCTTAAATGATACCAGTCATATTTCAATTGTGATTTGTCAAATAGATCTGATACTTTATATTCAAAGTCAGCATCGGCAAGAAGAAGATAATCTGCTTTATCATAGGCAAGAGCCATGAGCTCTGATCTGTTATGTCCGAAGTTAACCCAGGGTCTTGCATGAAGTTCTCCTTTTATCCCGGCATCTTCCATTACATCAACGATTATCTTCTGTGTTTCATCAACAGATCCTGTATCAATAATAACATAGTAATCAATAAATGATTTACAGCTATCTATCATTCTTGCAATTACTTTCGCTTCATTACGAA